GGAGGCGTTGCTGTATCATAGAACCGACTGCTTTTTGAAACCAGAGATTAATACCTGGCTCAATGGCAATCACTCTATTAGCAGTTGCATCCTTCGGCACAGTGACAACTTTATTTCCAGTCTGGAAATTCGGAAATCCGACCCCAGACATGTGATCAACCCAGAGAGGATAAACTTCTCTGAGAAGCTCAGAGGGAAGTAAAGCGTACAAGTCACGCGTTATCCCAGTTTCGCACTGGAATTTGTTGGTAGCGCTGGCATCACGAGCCTTTAACAGCGTCGTGGCACCAGGACCCCAATCGGCTAAATCAAAGAACTCTTGAGTGTGAAACTCGCCAAGAATATTGGAAATTTTTCGCTGAACTGCAGAATGCAGGGCAACGACTGGACCCCTATACTTAGGATCCAGCTCCAGTTTTCTGAAGCGAGCATTCGTAAGCTTACAGAGATTTTCGAATTTCTCGAATTTCTCCATTGCCACTTTGTCTAAGTCATAGTCAAGAACTAAATCCTTGAATTTTGACAAAAGCTTAGTGGCAGCGTAAGCATCCCTAGTATCTTCTACTTTTAAGTAGTCGAGTGGATTGAACTCTAAATTGGCAAGCTGTTCATGCTCCTTATTTCTAAAGAGTATGGCAACCGTCAACGAACGAGGACAATCAAGGGACTCAAGGAACTCTGAGATAAAACCGGAGGATATCTCCGGAGTAACGCGGAAAGTTCTAGCTTCTTTCAAGAAGCGAGAACCATGCTTAGTATAAGACATGGAACCTCCAGAGTTCATTTGTTAAAGACTGAACAGCTCTCTATGTTTACGAGAGTCAGTAGGGCTAAGGCACCAAACTTTAAAAGTGCATTTCGTCTGCGCTAGTACAATTCAAAAGTTTTCACAATTGAAAAGTATTTAGCCAGTGCTAGTGCAAAATTAAGAGGATGGTGCTTTTAAACCCTATCCGACTCCAGGAAACAGAAGCGTAGAAAGCATGATCAGGAGTGCCAGAAACGGCATGAGAAGGGCAAGAGCCACGAATAAAAACTCGTGATTCGAGCCTGACTCACACTGCCAATGGTAACGACTTTTCATGAATTTACTCCTTCCGTTATAGAGATCTCCCCCAAGCCTTGCGGCAAGGGAGTGTTTTGAAGGCCGTTTAATACGGTGCTTCAAAACTGTTCACAGCGGCAATGAGCGGTGACCCCGTTGCATCAGTGGGGACATCGTCACTGGCGTTGATTGTCGTTGCGAAAAAAGATCGCACGTACGAAAAGAGCCGAGCTCTTTCCGTAGCGGTCGATCTCTCAGGCAACATGAACTCCATGACACACTGCAAGGAGTACGCCAACGTCGGAGCCGGCTGTATGCCGGTCGCCGTAGACGGACTCGTTTGTTCGAGTGTCGGGAGGCTAAGCTTCGCTGTTACCCGATACAGCCTTGAAACCTTGGTAGGTTTCCTGACTGCAAGGGTAAAAGCTGGGTAGCCGATGGCGACACCTAATGGATTATAGGTGGCGTCAATTGCTCGGTCAACCCACCGCGCAACTCCTGGGAGTATAAAACCCTCAGGGTCAAACGTTTTGTCGACGCCAACGGTGGCAGATGTCGTTCTGACAACTGTCCCCATAAGCGAAGACCCTTTAATGGGTGCAATAGCACTCATTGGTGGGAACTCCATAAAAATGGATTATGAACGTACTTAAACGGACACTGCAAATCAAAAGCGCTTGTCGTCTGCGTCTCATTCGATTAAAAGCTTTCGCGATTAAAAGTTTGAGATCAGTGCTAGTGCGAGATTGAGAATTACAGTGGCCTATGAAGTATGTTTCAAGAGTGCATTTCGTCTGCGCCGGGTACGATTCAGAAGCTTTCGCAACTGAAAAGTACACGGTCAGTGCTAGTGCAAGGTTGAGAACATACAACCTTAACGTCTACCAAAAGCCTGCCTGACTAACGCAATCGCGTTGGCAACGTGAACAGTGCTAAAGGGATTTTTAAACTGAGGAAACGTCTGCGTAGGGTAAGCTGTTAACTTACTCCGCACAAGCGTAACACTCAATCTAGATCTCTCAGCACGTTTCCGAAGCTCAGACGTAGGTGAGCCAGGATAAGGGCCATGATAGGCGACGTTCATCTGTGTATCCCGACGTGAAAACAAGGTTTTACACCCTGATACGAACTCTACACCATGAGGAGCCGAAAGGCTCTCAAGGTAGGGTCCGATGGGTAAAAACCAGTCTACCACGAAGGAATACGGTAATATCTCCCATACTAAGTTAATGGGATTGGTAAAACCAAACTGCGCCAACGAACTTGTCAGGTGAGAACTAACGCGATATCGAACTACGAATTTGCACTGCCACATCTGTGAGAGATATTCATTTCCCACAGAAGGCGGTACGCCTCCGGAGTGATATTGCGGGACTCGCCACGACTTGTTAATAGACGCAGAACCTCGAACCTGTTTCGAACCTTGAGAATTCTGCATATAAGATGCTAAAATCCTCATGGACTCATCGATATCCGACAAGAGGGGCTTCCAGCCATACTGAAGCTCAAGCCAATTATTGGCAAGAGATTTAGTCTTGGATGGTTGCCCTTTCCTGATGGACTTCGACCGGTCGTTCGCAACAAGAAGATTTGCAGCTTGCGAAAATTGTCCTTTACGTAACGCTAACATCGAGGCAGCAATACGCTTCGCATTTTGCGAAATCATATTGGTTGTCTGGGTGTACTGCGCCAAGTTTTGGGCCATATTCGCTTGCACGCCAAGATTGGCGTTCGCATTCAACTTCTTGACAGCGGCGTTCGAGACGCCATCAAACTCCGACCCAAAGGTCGGTATGAAGGCAGGTTCGCTAAACGGATGAGTGTCAGCACGCCACCCATTATTATAGGTGGTGTCAGGATTTGCATAAGTACGACGCAAATCATAACCCATGCTGTAGTCGGTCTTATGAAGTTGCACAGTATGCGGATTATCCGGTAACTGTAGCCCTTTCACCTTCCCGAACCCTGGTGTGGTACTACCAGTCCAATCTCGACGGTAAACTTGCAGCGTAGTCGACCCATTTACACCTGGGTATGGCAACGCTGGAGTCTCCGTAAAAACAGGCATGGTAATATTCCGCACTTCTGGATTCGGACGAGGTGGAGTGACCTTTAACTTATAAGGTCCGCGCACTCGAACGTAAAGAGACTTCTGAGGGCGAGAGCCCCTAGGAGCCAGGACCCCAGCAATCAATGATAAATTGAGAAGCTGGGTTGGGGTTATCTGAAAGCTAACAGCGCTGGTAGAACGAAGAACATTAACAAGGTTTAATTTGTTAACGCCTTTGAACTTACCAACATCTCTTTTAGCGATCAGAGCAAACATCAAGCCAGGGCGATAAGGAAATATACAAAGCCACGAGGAATCCTTATGGGATTTCTGTCGCCACATATACGGCCAAATAACCTTGAACTTGATGGTTTCACTCCTCACACCACGAGGGACCTTTAAGATTAGGTGCAAGTACACGCCTGGCGGAATTCTTGGAGCGGGCCATTCGAAATTCTTCAACCGAAACTCCGACAAAGGAGTAACGGGAGTCGAATAACGGACGTACCGCCCGAAAGAAAACGACAGGTATGCACCTCGCACTTTCGTCAAGGGGTCCAACTGGATGCGAGGACTGCCAATTAAGGCAGCCCATATAGTTTCACCAGTAGTTGCCACGCTCACCTCCTGAATCGAAACTCATCAAAAATCAACTTAGCGAAATAAATCGCGCAGTGGATTATGACGAGGATCAGGACAAGAAACAAGATGACCCTACCGGCGATGCCGAAATCCCAAAGCATATAGCCCAAGAAGCCTATCACAGAGAACAAGAACGCTAGAACGATATACAAGAACGACAAAGGCAAACCATTATATGGTCTACCAATGTCGGTCTCGCTATCGAACAAACGTCCTTGTTCCTTCATGTGGTTACG